ACAATTGCCAACCGGAAACTAGACCCAACCTTTGCGTTGGTCAATGTTGCATCAAGCAACGCTGCGGTAGGCAAGGTGTAACTTGCTGCCGATGTTCCAGCAGTTGCAACCAACACACTGTTTGTGACTTGCGCTACGGTCAATGTTGCTGTGACAGTTGCCGCTTGAGGTGTGATTGACGTAATGTCAATTTCACTAAGATTGCCGTCACCAAACTGGTAACCGCCGCCGACTGATGGGAGTGCCATGATAATTTCCTTTCAAATGAATTAAATCAACCCCACAGACGGCAAGCCATCTGAGGACGAATAGTGCTGAAGCCGTACAAAACGTCAATACGGCAAGGCATACGGTCATTGTTGATGTCGTACTGACGAACAACACGCAGGCTGATACCGTTGTGGTTTGCGCGAGCAGCCATGTCAACGCCCTGGGGCATAACCAAATCTGCCGTAGCAAATGTGATTGCGTCCTTGTGGTAGATCATGTTTTGCGGATAGGAAGTCGATGCAGTACCAACAAAAGTCACAGCAGCGTTGTCAGCAGGGAAGCTGTCAACGGTAGCCAAGGCGCTTGCGCTGGTGTAGATGGGTGGACTAATTGCCATGTTTGCCAAAGCATTACTAGCGCCCGTTTGTGCGGCGGTCACAACAAACTGCTGTAGCGAACCAGTTGACTCACGGGTCTGTGGGTTAACTGCAAACACACCTGCAATCGTAAACACATCACCAGCAGTCACTGTGTCAGTCGCACCAGTAAGGCCGTCAATGCTGATAGTCGATTGGCCTTGGGTGCTAACAGCACCGTTAACCAAAATCGTACCGGCACGGGAACCCGTGGTGTGAACCTTGATGGACTGACTCATGTTAATTTCGTCAAAGCCCAACACGCCCGTACCCATCATGCCATTTTTAAATTGTTGGCTAATGGTGGTGGTTGGGTTGAAGAAACCAGACAGGCCGTTAACCAAGCCAGCGTTTGCAGCGGGGTTGACGGTAGCGTAGCGTGGAGCCATACCAGCAGCCGATTCGTTGAGTTTCTGCTGCGCTTGCAACAGAACCAAAGCGGTAGCGGGAGAAGTACCAGGAGTGCCAACGGTGTTGAAAATTGCCTTGTAAGCATTTGCAACGTCAGCGTCAATGCTGGAGGCCAACTGAGAGATACGGGGCTTGAGAACCCGTTCTGCAAAGTCGTCCAACTGCAAAGTCAACTCGGCGGTTGTGAAGTTTACACCGATGTGCTTCTGGCTTGCCACAGTCAGGGTGGTGCTTTGCTCGGCATCGTCCTGCACTTGCAGGGCTGCACCGTCAGTCACCAGCGCCCGATCAGGCAGGCGAATACGCAGGGTAGAACCAATTTTTGCACCGCTAACAGCAAAGCTGTCATCGTACTGTCGGTTCACGTTGCGGGTGATTACCAGGTTGTTCTCAAGAATCTCAAGAGCCTTCCGAGTAATCATGTCAATGGTAAGAATACTGTTAGCCACGATTTTTCCTTAGAAAATAAATTAAAACTTTTTCGCCTGCAACGCTTTCATTTGTCGCGCTCTGTCGGCCTCAATCCACTGGCTGGTACTCATGGTCTTGATAGACCGTGGGTCAGTTGTGTCATAAGACCCAGAACCCACCCCTCGGGCGGTAACTGGTGAAATCGGTTCAGGCGCACCAGAAGTACGCTTTTGGACGGGGTTTTCGGCTAACCTAGCCTCAAGCCGTCCAATCTCTTTGGCCTGCAAAATAGGCGCTAGTCGAGAAATACGATCTGCCTCTTTCGGATTAGAGCCAAGGTGATAAACCAAATCAGGCCCAATGTCCGACGATTGAATCGTCTGTGCCATCACATTCGTAATCTTCAGGCTGGGGTTGTAGGCAACTTGTTCAAAGTCGCTGTACTTAGACCTAGCCGTTTCTTCACGCTCATGGTAGCTGTCAAGAATCTCAGCTTGCTGTTTCTGGATTTCCCGTTGCTCAATCAGCTTGTAAGCCTTGGCCTCTGCGTAAGCATCAACCGACTCAAACTGGTCTTGCGGCGGTAAGTCCACTGCCACTGCTGGCGCAGGCTGTCGCTCTCGTTCCCACTTTCGCTGCTCTCTTGCGAGGCGTTTTCCAATTGCGGCATCAAGTTCCTCTTGCGAGAATGTCTTGGGAGCCTCAACTTCCGGCGTTTCAACTACAGGTTCTGGAGTAACCGCCGTGGTTTCCAGTTCCGGCGCGGGGGCTAATTCCGCTGATTGCTCTACATCTGACATTTTGAATCCTGAGATTCCCTGGTTTGCCGAACCAGTACGGGGCTATTATGCCAAAAATTGTTCTGCTTGTCGGGCTTCAACCTCGTAAGGGTTGTTTTTGTACCCGTAGCGCAGTGTCCAAAAGCTGTACTTGATCAGGTACAGCAGCTTGCCATCACGCTGCATCTGCTCCAGGTGCTTGTTCTCGTGGCGCAGCAGGGGTTGGCACAGTTCGTAGCCGGGGGCCATGTAGATGACGTTCCACAGGCTCGTCCAACCTTGGAAGCCGCAGGCTTTCATGTAGAGCAGGATTAGGCCGGAAGCGGTGTGGGTCATGTTTGAGTGCCGACAACAGTTCCATCCGTGTCTGAAGTTGGTGCGCCACTTTTAATTCTCAAATCACCAGTGCTGTCAACCCACAAAGAATAAGCGCCCAAATAAAGCGGGTAGGTGTAACTAGATGCACCAGCAGGACTGTAAACCTTTACACCCGCCGATGTTGCGTCAAATTGTGTAGTACCCGCAAGGTTTTTAAAACGTTGATAGCCAGCGTACCATTCTTGACCATAGTCTGACCCGCTGCCCATTTGTGAGTGGTACACCGATCCAGTTGCGGAGGCGGTAGTAAAACTTGCCATACCTTGCGTACCGTTGCCGCTGTTGCCAAACGCAATGTTTCGACCACTACTGGCATCCTCAACAATGTCTTGACCGCTAATAAAACCGCCGGTGAAATTGTTTCCAATAACTTCACAAAATAAGCCACCAACAAACTTTACACCAGAAAACAAGGGCCATGCAACATTGCTTGTAATGTGGTTGTTGATGACGCGAATTGCAGTGCTGGTGTCAATACGAATACACGCATAATCAACATTTGACAGCGATGCAACTTGCAGATAGCACTCCGAGATCATAATCCCCGTGTACTGATTCATGTAGATAGCATCGCCAGCATTCTCTTCTGACAAACATTGAACTAAACTTGGGGCGATGCGTTCGCCAGAAATACCGGAATTTGTGAAATTCCATCCATGACTGCCGTTTGATTCAGCGGTGCATCCACGAAATTTAATCGCATTTGATTGGCTGACAACGTAACCTGACCCCCCGTTGCCTTGAGAACGGCAATTTTCCACGTTGGCCGAAATGCAATCAACAAAGTAAAAGCCATGACTGCCCATGCTTTTTGCGGTCAATCCACGAATTTGCGTGTTCGGCCACACAGCGCCTTCGATCTGAAAGCCAACAGCACTTCCGCTATTTGGGCCAACAACCATGAAGTTTTCAAGAATTAAACCACTGTCAAAACTGGCGACAGCATTGTTAAATTCAAATGCCACGCCTGAAGTTTGCGTGGTTTTGATAACCGATCCAGTTTCAGCAGAAATGTCGTATCCATCACCAAAAATGCGAATCGGCGACGCAAACGTAAGGCCAGAAGTAATTTTAAAAACACCACGGGGAACGTACAAAGAGCGAGACAACGTAGACGCAATTACGGCATTAATAGCCGCCTGAATAGCAGCCGTATCGTCAGTAACGCCATCCCCGACCGCACCAAAATCTTCAATACTCACACTCTCACGCAGCTTGGTCTGAACAGTAGTAGCCACCGCACCAGTGCCTGCTTGCAGGAAACCAATCAAGTTAGACCCGCCAGATGCGGCCAATTCCGCCAGGGTAGCAACATCCCCGCCATTCAAGTTGTCCACCGTCCAGATCAAGACGTTGGTGCTGTCATACAGCGCCATCTTGTACATAGCCGTATCAAGCCACACAGAAGCCTCGCCACGGCTGTCTAAGATTACGGGGTTAGTGTTGGCTGTCCCACCGCCGTAATCGGTGTATGAGGTTTGTGGCGTGGTTGTACCGGCAGCGTAGGTGTACAGCTTGCCGCCTACCAACGGCGCACCATTGGAATCCAAAAATTGGAGTTTGGGTGGTGTTGCATTGGAGGTCATAGTATGCTTTTAGTTAAATTTACGCCCAGCCTCGCACCGGCGTGTTGACGTTAATGTGATACTCAGCCAGCGTTGCATCCTCTGGGCCTCGCACGTTGGCGTGCCAGCCAGTTACCGGGGCCATCTCGGGGTAGTCGCCGTCAAGCAGCTTGCCAGTAGGCTTGTAGATGATGCCAATGATGTCAACAGCATGGCTGGGGAAGTTGGACACTTTGACGGTCTCCACCACGTCGCCCATGACTTGCGTCTGCTCGGTGAACAGCACCTTGTTGGCTGCTGCCTCGGTTTTGAATTTAAGGGTGTAGTCCATGATTTAGGTGGTAATGGCTTGCAGTTGAGCGTTGGACAGAGGCACAGGGTAGTAGACGACGCGGCGGAGCCATGTATTTGCGGATGGCTGAAACCCCGCCACTCCGCCCAACAACATCGCAGTAATGGTTGGCACAGTCACCGAAGTATCTTGCGTACTTAGCGTCCCATCAAACGCTGCCTGCACATTGTTGGTGGCATAGCGCCCGGCCACTTTGTAGGACGAGTTGGCTGATTTTGCTAAAGTTCCATTTAAATCGGCTTGCTGTACACCACCAGCACGCACACCGAACCGCATTGTTCCTGCGTTGGCTCCCCACAGAACACCAATAGAGTCGTTATTGACATTTGAGCCAACCAAGGCAGTTGGGTACGGGAAGGTCGATGCCGCACCGCCCACCAACGTACCCTCCGCATACAACGTCCCCTCCGTCGCGTTGTACCAAGGGCTTAGGGTGTTCACACTCGCTACGTCAGCAGCGCGGGTTAGGGCTGTGGTTGTTGTGGGGATGACGCTGGTGGCAAAGGAGCCTAGTTCAAGCTGGGGGAGGCCGATGCGGAGGGTGATGTCAATCGCTGCGCCGCTGGCAATTGTTAAATTCATACCGCCATTAACTCGCGCTGTTGTTGCGCTGCTCAATGTTCCGGTAAAGGTTACACGTTGTGTTTTTAGCGCTGCGCTGGTTGGTGTGCTTTCGCTTCTTACTACGCTTGTTGCATTGGCATCAAATGACCCTACTGCCGAATAACTGTTGACAAAGAGATTTGTGGCAGTGGGTGTCAGTCCATTGAAAGACCCTGCGATAAGCCTGCGGTACATAGATAGCGTCCAAACTTGATTTTGAGATGCTACTGTTTGTGCGTTTGGCTCAAAAGTAAAAGTAAGCCCACCAGCTCCGCTTGCGGTTCCTGATACTTTTAAATCAATGTACGTAATGCCGTCTTCAGTGCCGGTGCTTACAACTTCGCTAGTGAGCCCAGTAGAGCCGCTAATAATTGTTGAGGGCCAATTTGTCGGCAACGTCCCCGGACTACCCGCCACCGCGCCCACCATCGTGTTGTTGCGGATGCTGTTAGTCCTCGCCTCCTCAATCAGCAGCCCCTGCGCGGCCAGTGTAGAAGGGTTGTAGTCAAGTCGTGCTTCATTGATTGCTGCGCTACTAAGTACCCCGGCTGAGTTGTAGTAAGTGCCCGTGCTGGCGCGGGTGAAGGTGACCTGCGAGGAAATTGCAGTTTCGCCAGCAAATTGCAAATCCAGTGTTGGGGCTGTGCCAGAACTTTGGTAATGAACACCGCCGTCGCCATACACTCCACCATTCGCCGTCCAATTTTGGTAGGCCCTATTGACGTATACCGGTGAAATGTTTTGCGAGATCATGCGTAGTAGCTTACGTTGAGTTTGGCGCTGGCAGCTTGTTCAATAAATCGAATCTTTTGCAAGTCGCCATCGTAACTTAGCGCGGTAGAGATAGCCAGTGGCATCCCAACCGATGATGTTGGAGCCGTGCCGTCATCACGCCATCGCACAGGTTGCGATTCAGGAACCATAATAGCTAAGGTTGCGCCGGTTGGAACGGTTAGACTTGATGAGGTTGACAACGCAGTAAGTTGTTGATAACCCAAGCAAACGGTTGTGGATTTTAGACCCATGATGTGACCTTAAAATGTTGTCAATTAACTGTTAAATAGAGACGTTGCTTGGCATTTCGTTGATTAGGTCGCCGCTAGTAATCATGCCTTGAATTGTACCCAGCACAATCTCTTGTATCTGGTCAGGCGTCATAGCGGCCGACATAGCGGTCATGCGTTTGGTTTCTACATCGTAGGCTTTGACTTCAGAGTCAAACCGTTTGATTTCCAAAGTCTGCGCTTCCATCGACTCTTGGACGTTTTGCAGCATCTCTTGCATTTGCTGCATTTCTTGCCCCATTGCCTGCATCTGCATATTGGCAGCTTGCAAGGCTGGGTCTTCATCGTCGCTAAGAAGTTTGGGGTCAATGGTCTTAGCCAGCCGTTTAGCCAACTCATCAGCCCCAGGCCAATCCATTGCCTTGACAAACAAGTCGCCTGCGATCTGCATGAGCGCCGGGTTGCCTTGCAGCAGTTGGGCCATCTCTTCGCGTGTCTCTTGGCGTCTGGTGCTGTAGCTGGGGCCGGTGGTCACCACCACATCGTACTTGCCGACATTGGGGTTGTATATCTTGTCAATCTCAATGCCTTCTTGATTGACGATCCGCTTGACCGGCATCTCTTGCGACGGGTCAATCTTTGCCATTTCAGTGTCGCCATCCTCACCAATGATTCGGGCAATACGTTGGGTGTCGTAGATTTTGGGGATCATGTCCAACAGTTGCCGAGTCACATAGCGAATGGCACGGGCTAGGTTGTCAACATAGTGGTAGGTTCCAACGTCACCCTCGCGCTGACGGGCCAGAATAGCCTTGCCGCTGCGCTCGTTGCCGCCCATGCCCAGACTAGCGTTGTACTGTCCAGTGGCTGCTTTAATATCCTCAGATGCCCCTGATTTGGCTTGCAAAAGGCCAGTAGAGGCCATCGGGGGCTGGGCGCGTGTGGGCAGTGGCAGACTCCCGCCAGCACCGTCTGTAACATCTGGGTTTACCTCAAGGTAGGGCCAGTTGGTGGTGTTGGCGGTCTTCCACTGCTGTTCGTACCCTTCAAACTGCCCACCGTAGCCAATGAACGGGGCTTTAGGCGCCAAGGCCAGCATCTCTGCTTCTTGGCTCACCCAATAGTTGTACATCCGCTGGGCGTCCTTGGCATTCCGCACCAGGCCAGAGACATAAATCTGCCCGTTGACCTCAAATTCATTGCCCACCACCCGCACAATGGGGATGTACTTACCCGCCCAATCACGCTTTTCCAGCACCTCGTAGCCGTTGGATTTGACCCAGCAAACCTTCTCCCGCTGCGAAATCCGAGTCTTCAGCGGCTTGCCGTAGAGCATCTTCAGTTGCTTGTCATCAGGCGTGTTGTTAAACGCCGTGATGTTGTTGGGGTACAGGTTGAGCGTTTCGGCTTTGTACTCCCGATAGAAGTATTCCGCAATCCGCACTGTCTCATCGCGCAGCCACTGCTGTAGGTCTTGGTCGCCCAGACCCAAAGACAGCAAGCTACTGATAGGTGCAGCGTTGGGGTACAGGCGCTCGTACTCGTCCTTGGGCACATCATCCGTGACAAAGCACCACCGGGCATCCGCACCGCATGGGTCTTGGATCGCAGGGTCCATGTAGACCGAGAATGAGTTGCGAATCCGCCCAATCTTCAACTCTTGGTCAAAGCTGCTCTCATCGCAGTATTCAGTTAGTACGCGAATATAACCTTCGCCATAGGTCACCTGGTTCTCGCAGGCGGTTGCGTAAGCAATGTCAGCGTCACTGATGTACTCAATATGCCGCACAATGCCGTTGAATATCTCCGCCATCTCAGGGTCAGCAACATCATCCGCTGGTATCACTTTGCCACTAGGCTTGTTGTACCGCTGGTCGTTAGTGACTTGCCGAACGTGTTGCGGCAGCTTGTTAATAGTCAGGCAGGGACGGGCGTTGATGGTCTGCCCTTGCACCGCCCCGCGAGTCGCCAGTACATCAGCAGGCCATTGCCACTGGTTGTCAGGACTACCCGCCATGAACCGCAGGTCATCTAGTTCGTTGCCCCGGCTCTCACTGTAGGCATCCACCGCCATCGTCATGCGCGAGCGCATGGTGGACAGCATATCGCCGTACTCGTCGCCCCCACCAACATCGGCAACCTTGCCAACCTTGTTAATGCCGGTGTAGTCAGCCATTATTTTTGCGCTTTCTTCTTAACAGCATAACTTATCGCCACGGCCTGTTTCACCGGCTTGCCAGCCTTAACCTCGGCCCTGATGTTGGCCTTGAACGCCGCAGGCGTTGGTGACTTTTTGAGTGGCATTACTTCGCCTTCTTCGCCGTCTTGGCTGAATTTATAAAGTCCTGCTTGCTAGGCGCTGCCTTGCTGCCGACTTTGTTCATCTTCTCACCAGAACCAGCCTTGATGCGGTCCTGTTTAGCATTAATGTTGCTGTACAAGCCAGGTTTTGAGGTCTTCATATTAGCACTTCCATCTAGTTAGTGATGCTGCCTTGCGGGTAGGATTGCCTTTTTCATCTTTCATCGGCCCTGGCATATTTGACATTCTTGCACAAAATGAATCTTTCCTGCCCTGGTCTGCCTTGGTCTTGGGGTTAGGCGCAGGAGCCTTCAAGTTAGAGCCAGTGGCTGCATTGTAGACAGCCCTACCCTTGGCAGTCAAACCAGCGCCTTGGGACACCGGCAACTTCTCGCCGCGCCCAACTGATAGAGATACGCTCTTCTTCATGATCCCATCCAACCTGTAGACACCGCCGAGTGATCCGAGTACCTTCGCACAGGGGTATCCCTGTACTCCCGATGCGCCACAGGGAAAGCAAACGTCACGCAGATCGCATCTGCAGCATCTGGACTAGCTAAACCCCGCGCTTTCATCTCTTTCTTGCTCTCCAAGAAGATCGTACCCCGTGAATCGGGCTTCATAAGAGGGCCGATCAAATCAGTTTTTAAAAACCTATCGTGCGGAATACTAGCAGATTTGAGCCAATCTTTCATATCCCCCCACATCTGCGCCCTCATATTTCCATACATTATCGGGTTTTTGGACTTGTTTCCAAAGTTTACCCCCTTGATCTTGTACCGCTGCTCCTTGAGCCTATCCACAATCCCCGCCCCTAGCCCACCCTCATCAATCACCACCATTGCAGGCTTGTACTCCTCCATCGCCTCAATGATATGCCCCACCACCGTCATGGTGTCATCACCCCTGTACTTCTTAATAGCCACAATATCCCGCCCCTGCCGCACCGCAATCACCGTCGCATCCGCCCCAAACCGCGCAGGGTCCACACCAATGATGATGGGCGCACTCGCGTCCTTGTACTTTGGCCTTTTCATCGCCTCATCCACCACATCCGACGGTATAAACTGATCATCCCCCGCCCGTGGGAACTCACCATACACCTCAACGTGCGACTGTGCGCTGTCCGGCCCGTACTCCGCAATGATCCGCTCATAAACCTGCTTGTCCGTCCCCTCCACCGTCCGCGCATCCACCACCTTAGTCGCCCAAAAGTCCCTTTTTGAGTGAAAACATTCGTAGAAATGACCGTTATTGCGCCGTGGGTTGCTAAACGCCATCCAGAAACGATTTGGGGTGTTTTCTGTGAAAAATCCTGCTGAAACGCTCCAGATACTATCGGGTATGCCTGAACTTTCGTCAAACACAAGCATTACGCCGTCGGCATTGTGTAAACCGGCGTAGGCGTCTGGGTTCTCTTCCGACCACAGCCGCCCTTCTATGGCCCAATATCGAGTGCCCTTTTTTAAGTCGCGTTCGACAAGTTCAGTTAGCCATTTGGCAGGCATCACCCTAGTGGCACTTACCTCAAACCAGTGGCTGTTAATCAGCATAGCGCACCACTTCGTAATTTCAGCCCAGGTAACCGACCGCAACTGCGCTTCACTGTTGGCGCTGATAAGAATAGACCCCCCAATTCGCGTGGACAACATCCATAGCACTAGCCAGCCCACTAAAGCAGATTTGCCAATGCCCCGACCAGACGACACAGCCAAGCGAAAAACGTCAAAATCAACTTTTCCGTTGTTTTGTGCTATGTGCGCGGTCAAATCCGCTAGGACTTCGCGCTGCCATTTACGAGGCCCACTGAAATTTTCTAGCGGCGTGCCTTGTACGCCCCACGGGAACACCAGCATAATAAAAGCCAACGGGTTGTTTTTAATGGTTGGCGACCATAGCCGTGCCATAAGTTCCATTTCATCTTCTGGGGTGTATTTGGTAGTTTGCATTACGCAACCTTAAATGGGTAGTGTTGCTTTTCCGCTGCGGCGCGAACAATTTGGGCGTCATTAAGCTGGGTAAACGCGCCAAGCTGTTTACGTTTGCCACCTATGTTCATTTGAACAATCCACCTTTTTTTACGCTTACACCAATGCACCCCTTTTACGCCAGACGCGTTGTCCGAACGAGGTTTTTGATTCTGACAGTTTTGCGATCGTGTGGCAGGTCTTAAGTTAGCAATTCTGTTATCTTGCCGGTTACGATTTATGTGGTCTAGGTCAAAACTAGGCCAACCCCCCGTAACATACAGCCACGCCAACCTATGTGCGCTGTACTTAACTGCGTCTAACTTTATTTGGGTGTATCCAGTAGTGTTTACCGAGCCGGTAGTCTGCCCAGGTATAGCATTGCCTGCCCTATAGACGCGCCACTTAAACACCCCCGTGTTGGGGTCGTATACGAGAAGTTGTTTCACTCGGTCTTGCGTTAGCATATTCTTCACCAGAAGTTAAATGTTTTGGAGCCTCATCCATTATAACCTCTAAAACACGTTTTTGCGCTTCTGCTAACGCACTAGTGATGGATATGCGCTGGTCAACATCAATAGTTATGGCCTGTTTGGCAACCCAGCCGTGTTGATGCTTCAGTATCTCTAGCGCCGCTTTGGCGTCGCCGCCTCGGGCGGCGTTGTGCAGTATCTCTGCCATCTCGCGTTCGCCGTCGGCTTTGCCCTTCATCGCGGCCATGTTCACGACCGGATCAAAGTTACTCAGCGTCATGAATTCTTGCGGCAGCATACCGGCTGCAAGCGCAAGTGTCTCGCCGCGCAGGCCTAGCTTTGCTGCGTCGTACACGGCCTGTAAGCGCGACTCTGTTGCTTTTAGCTCTCGAATTGATAGCGGGAATGACACCATGTCGGGTTTATATCATAAAAAAATTGTCTGCAAAAAAATTGTCTGCGGACGCTCCGTAGCCGTGACCGTTGGCGCTCGGCCCTCCCCCCTCCCCCCTCCCCCCTCCCCCCCTGGCATCGGCGGGCAGCCGGGCAGCCGGGCAGCCAGCAGCCAGCAGCCAGCAGCCAGCAGCCAGCAGCCAGCAGCCAGCAGCCAGCAGCCAGCAGCCAGCAGCCAGCAGCCAGCCGTGTGCCGTGTGTGCCAGCACACACGCTACCAGGGCGCACGGCACGTGCTACCAGGGCGCACGGCACACGTGTGCCATGTGTGCCATGTGGCGGTATGGCACACACTGCACACATATGGCCGTGTGGGTTGATTTGTGGGTCATGTGGGTCATGTGTGCCATCGGTTTTCAGTCGCGCCAACTCCGCACACTATGCGCGGGCCTAGTCTAGCCCTATATATACGGATTGTATACAATATACATATATATATCTATTTTCAAAAGACCTAAACAAACAATGACACACATGGCACACAAGAGGGCATTTTCAGAGGGGCGCAGTCTAGGTTTTACCCCGCCACAATCAGCACACACACCACCACACTAAGGGAAAACACCTAGTTAAATAATTTGTCACGCAGTAACTTTATTAGTTACACTATCAACCATGGCAACATCGCCATGACAACGAAAGTACAGCATGAAATACACACAAGCATTCGATCTCTGGTCTGTTCCCGTTGCACTCTACAAACACATTCAACCGGGCCAATGGGTCTACACGGGCGACAAGACCAGCAAAGGTATCTTTCTAGGCGTTAAGCAATCCGGTGTCGTCGTCGTTGCATGGTACGGCAATGCAAAATCGCGCGCCGACTACCGCGACTATCTGCGCGCGTTGCGCGACTATGCACTAGGGGTCTGATTCCAGCGTATAGCGGCCACTGGCCGCTATGCGATGCAATCCCGCATCTCACTAAAGTACACGATATGAAAATCCTAGGTTACATAGCATACGAGGGTCCATCGATCATTGACGGCGCGCCTATCGTCGTCATCGTCAATAAACTAGACGGGTCCAAAAATGCTAAGACCGGCGCCATTGTGCAAAGTTTTATCATCCGGTCTGACATCGATCCGGTCAAAGCACTGCAAACTGGCGACGACGTGAGCGTATGCGGAAACTGTGAACACCGCCCGATTACCGCGAAAGAAACAAACAAGCCCCCATGCTATGTACAGGTCGCGAAGTCAGTACTGTCAGTGTATGGCGCATATCTGCGCGGTCGGTATGTCAAAGCGGACCCGGCCACAATCGCGCGCGCACTGGCCGGTAAGATTGTCCGCATCGGCACGTATGGTGATCCAGCGGCCGCACCAGTCCAAATGTGGAATCAAATCACACGATACGCGGCCGGTCGTCGCGGTTATACCCATCAATGGGATAGCGTCGGGTTTGACGTTGACGCATGGGCGCCGCTCGTCATGGCATCCGCCGACACCATCGATCAAGCTGCTAAAGCTAACCTACTCGGTATGCGCGTGTTTCGTGTGAGCCAAGGCGTTGACGTCCAACAAGGCGAAGCCATGTGCCCCGCCAGTGCCGAAGCCGGTCGCAAGTCTACTTGTGCCAAGTGCACATTATGCGCCGGTACAAGCATAAAAGCCCGCGATATCGTCATCGCTGATCATGCTGCGGGTTATGCGCGCCGCACGATAGCGATCGTTGCAGCGTGACTGACTGTTAACCCTACGCACTAGGGTTAACGGGCGATCATGCCAATTATTGGAGAACCAATATGACACTGTCCGATAAACTTAGAAAATCCGATTTTGCCCAACTATTCGCGTTCGCGGATAGTTTAGACCCTAACAACGGCTGGCGTGAGTCAGTCAGCGAAGACCCGGCCATTACGCGCACCGAATTGGCCGACGCCATGCTGGCCGCATACGACGACGCCGATACTCATAGCTGGATCAACAAATGAAACTCTACCCATCATACGACGCACTGCCCGCGAACCCGGTCTATCTCGGGTCTGACATCATGCCGGGCCAACTGGATGAGCATACCGCCGACATGATCGACAGTGAATCATTCGGCAAACCTCTTGCCTATGTCGTCGACGCCGACGGGTTCCGCTCGTTTTTCACCTGGGGGCGCAAATGAAACGCATCCTCTGGACTATCACTCAGGCCGTCATCGGCGCTGCTATCTGGGGCGGGCCGTTCATCTATTATTTTTGGAGCATGAAACCATGAGTTGCTATTCTGTATACGACCAAAAAACCAATAAACAAATCCGGGTATTTCATTACGATATTCTGGTTTCCGATGATTGGAAACGTGCAAAGCGTTTAGCTTTTGACATGGCGCAGGGTATGCACAAGGGAGGTTATCCCTGCACTGTGGAGCAGTTCCATATGTGCGATGTTGGCAAACAGATTTTTAACACCAATGAGGCGACAATATGAAAACACTATCCTGGCCGCACCTACGCGCTCTTGGGCGCACCGACAACGGGAACCGCTGGTATCCACGCGAGGATATCGCGCCCTACTTTGCGCCCCTACGCGCCCCGTCTAGGGCATGGCCTAACAGTTACGCGAAAGCCGCGCAGACCTTAAAATTTGCGAAGTGGCTGCGCGACAATAACCCGGCTCTGGCCGCTCAATTGGGAGTCGAGGCATGAAACACATTATTACCTACCGGGCGGGCGCCCCTGGCTACACTGCCGACCATCAGCGCGGGACGGTCGACGTGTGGCACGACCAGAAACGGTACATTTACCGGCGGGCGACCGCCCGCGCGGCCCGGGCGTTCATCGAACACGCTTGGCAGCAGGAACATATTACCATCACCGGACGTTACCCGTCCTATACAGTGGAGAACACATGAAAACAATCACACTCGGGCGCGCCCGCTATACGGTGCGCGATGACCGCGACATCATGGGCGAACTGTTGAAAATTACAGGTAAGCATAAGCCCGTTAAAGCTAAGATGAAAGACTGCCCGGCGCGGTTCTATCCTAAGCACGGCGCCACACTTAGCACCGCCGCTTATGTCGCATGGTTCTACGCGACCAATAAGATGACCGCTACGGGCTTCTACGAGGGCCTGAGCGACCGCGTGAGCGTGCCGCAGGGCGAAGACAGCTTAGAGGTGGAAGCATGAGCGGCCACACGCCCGGCGCGTGGATATGGCAGCCCGCTATCTCTAAGGCCGGGGGATACGTCATACGGTCCCAGTCGTGCGGATATGCGCCACTGGCGACGGTCCGAGGGGACAAGCGTAGCACCCTAGCCGATGCGCGGGCTAATGCGGCGCTCATTGCGGCGGCGCCCGACCTCTTAGAGGCGCTGCGCGTACTCTTGGACCTGTGCGACGATGAGACCGCCGCCCGTAAAGCCCGGTTCGCTATAAGCATCGCCGAAGGGCGGCGGCCATGATGCCTAAGACTATGCGGGAACTGCTGGCCGACGGCTGGACACGCGACCAAGTGTACGGCGCCGTCAAGCGGGGCGACCTGGTCAACCTTAACCGACGCGACGCCTGGGGGCGCATACGGCGGGGGCCGGGCCTGTTCGCCCCGCCCACGGGGCCGGGCGTCACCTTCACGGCTTTGGCCGACGCCTGGGGGCGGCCATGCTCTTAGCGGCCCTATTCGCGGCGCTGCTGGCGCTGCTGCTGAACCTATAGAAAACGGCCCTTACGGGCCGTTTCTCATGATAGCCGGGCTATCGTGATTTTCACGCGACCGTCCGGCGCATCTCCGACCGGGTCATGCTGACCAGTTCAGGCGCCACGAAAATATGCTTCTTGCTGTTGAAGTCTCGGGAATGGATCAAGCCCATATCGAGCCAACCGGCCTCGCGGAAGGCGTGGAAGAGGGCGCCCTGGACGATCTTGACGCCGGGCGGCGCTGCGCCTGACCCCTGCACTCGGTCGCAGACAACGTGAAATGGCGAGCCGATCACGCCCTGCGCGAACGGCCCCTGGCGCCCGCGCATCATCTCGACCAGCACCGACTCGGCGGTCGACATACCCGCCTCGATCATAATGGCCTTGGCCTCGGTCATCGGCGGCGGGGCGGCGGGGTTGAAGGCCGACACGTCACGGGCCATCAGCCACGCCGCCACGCCCGCGAAGCCGTTACGATTCGTGTACCAATTCCACAAGGCCACGGCGTCGGCCTCGGGCAGGCGTTCAGCCGCCGCCCAGAGCACGAACCAGCGGCGGTCATCAGAGGGAAGACTAATAGAAACGCGCTCGTTACTGAAGGCGACCACCAGCACCCGATTGAGGGCCATGTAGGGGTGCAGTCCTTTACGATTTACGGGCAGGTATTCGGGCGGGGCGGCGATCACCGGCTTGAGGTGATTCTCTAGCGCCCGACGGTCGCGGGCCTCACTCTGGCGCAACTCGGCGATCTCCATCACCTCGCACTCCAGACCGTAGCCCCACTGCGACGTTAAATCCTCATTCTTAACGAGCGCACAGTTCAGTTTAGCGGGGCCGCCGACGGCCCAGAAAAAAGGCGCCAGAAGGGTATCTTTGCCAGACCCTGGCTTGCCGCCCAGCAGAACGGCATGGTTGATCTTATGACCCGGAAACTGAACCTTGTGGGCCAGCACGTTCAAAAGATGTTCGCGCTCAAAGTCGAGCGGAACCATATGCTCAAGATGGCGCAACCAGATGCTGATGTCGCAGGCCACGGTCGGCGGGCGGGCGTCGCGCCAGCGGTTGCCGTAGACCAGCCCGTCCTTAGTGACCAGCACCGACTCGCCAGCGGCATAAGTAATACCGACCAGCGATTTAGCGCCAGCCGCTTGGCGGTTCTCGTCGAAGCAGACCGACGCCTCGACCCGCCGGGCCGACTTGCCGGTGGAGTGAATAGACACGCACTTGATGTGCCGAAACAGGGCGTTGAAGGTCTGTCGCGGTATCTCGCGACGGTCTTGCATATCAAAGAACGCCTCGTCGTTCTGAAGATATGCGAAACGCTGATACCAGCCCGACTTCTCAACCCGGCCTAGTTCACGCTGTTCGACCTCGGCGATGATCTCAGCGGCGGCGTCGGGGTACTCGGGGCTTGGCTTGATCTTGGCGAGGGCCAGTTCAAGGTGCGCGGCCATCAGTTCGTCGCGCAGGCCGGGGGCGTGGCGGGGGCCGCCATTGTCGGCGACCCACTGCATAAAGGTGTTGCTGTCCAGATCGACGCAGTGGCCGTGCATACAGCAGAACGCCCGGTTCAGGGGCATATAGCGGCCCTCTGGGTTGCCGTCGGTATGCTCGGCGCTATTCGGGCAGATGACCCCGGCCCAGCCCTCGGCGTTCGGGCGACTAAGCAGCAGACCTTGGCCGGAGAGCCAGACCAGCACATCGTCAGCGCCATCGTCGGCCATCCGAATCGGGCGCGGGCCGGAGGACTCAGCAGGGCCGGGCGTCACATCAAGGGCGGCGCAGATGTCGGCCAGCGTGAACTCGCGGTCGGGGTGGAACTCAGTCAAGATCGAACCCCACTCGGCGCGATTAGGCTTCATGTTGACCGACCCCGGCAGGCGGAAGTTGCGGACGGGGTTGCAGGCGCCGGGGTCGGTGTAGCCCGCAGCGGCGATGGCCTTAACAGCGGCGGCGAACTCGCCCTTGGGCGGCTGTTCGCTGAAGACGTAGCCGTATTGGTAGTTGCCGGGCGACGTTTCCATGATCCAAGTCGGCGGCAGCGGCGGGGTCTTGGACTTAGTGCCGATGTCATCGAGCACCATCACGGCCACATACTCGCAGTTGGCCGACGATGCCGACACGCGACCGTCCTCGAAACGGTCGATGATGAACGACGCCGTATTGCCGTACCAAGCCTCGTCATGCCGAACGCCGTGTGACGGCAGGTAGGCAGGCCAAGTGGCCTTGATGGCCCCGTCGGCGTGGTACTGCCGTTCGCCGCCACGCAACTGTGGTTTTTGGCGCACAAACAGCATTGTCTCGCCCTCGGGCGCGAGAGCCATGATAAAATCTAAAAATT